TTGTTGACGGCATATTTTTTCCTCAGTTCAAGCGATGGCCTCTGCTAAAGTCACGACCTCTACTTGAAAGGTCATACGGTGCATTCTTTTGGTTCTATCGGATAAATCTGTCCGAGTTTTAAACAAAAGACGGTCATAATTTGTCGCATCACCCTTTCTTTTCAAGTGAATGACTCGTCGAAGTTCATCTTCTATCTTCTCTAATCGACTGCGGCCACGAGAGGTGCGGCAATCTATGGTCAGGTTCACACGTGTGTTCACGAAATCATAGAAGAGTTCAGGTGCCTCTTCGTTGTGTGCGGTCTCATAGAGAAGAACGTAATCGCTGCGGGAAAGGTCGATACGCTTTCCACGCTCTGGGTCAACTGTTGTGATATCTGTAACGACAGGTTTGATGTTATCTGTATTCGCCCGAGTCCAGTTGTCATCAAGGATAGATACTACAAGAGGAATTGCTTCTGTAACCATTTCAATCCTCCATCAGGTCTCTCATATATTGTGATGCTGATTGCATCTGGCGTTCTATAGCCTTCTCGACAGCCTGTACTTGTTGGTCGCCCGGAGGCATCCCACTCTGCATGTTGACCCAGCCGTCTTCTCCACGCTTATAGCCCGCAGCCTCCCATTCTATGCGTTCAAACTTATGATATAATTCAGGTGGGTTGGATTTTCTATAGTGTTGTACAGCAGGTTGTAAAGCCGTTTTAATATCTTTAGAAAGAAAAGATTTCTTCACTCGAACACCACTATTTCTTTGTACCTATCCAGAGTGCGTGCCACATCTTCATCAAAGATGCGAATCTTGTTCTCCAGACTTACATTACTGGTTCCTTCAGGGATAAGGACTGAGCGGTCATCAGAGAGTAGAAGGTCAACTGCAACCAGTTTTGTACAAGCGTCTTCAATCGCCCTCTCAAGATATCGCTCACCATAGATGTAAGACGCTTTAACTGCGTTCCACTCGAAATAAGGGTAAGAGTTGTTGAAGTAAACAATACCTGATTCAGCATCAAGCCACCAATCTCGAAGACGAGCGTGGTCACCTATTGCAGACCCTCCTTGGAAATCAATTTGTAATTTATGTTGAGTGGTACTGGTCCCTGAAGTGTTCAAAGTCGTCAAAGGTGTGCCACTGACATTAGTGCACCCAGTAAACGTAGTATCTGTAGTACCTGTATAACTCAATACTTCATTCCCTACTTGGAGTAAGCCTTTCTCGACAAAGCCACTGGTACTGGCAACATTCACTGTTGTACTGGATACAGACGTGCTGGTTGTAGTGGCTGTCGATGTCTGAGATAAAGATATGTTAGTAGCATCGCTTGTTGCGATTGTGCAAGTCTCTCCAGCCGCACCATCTCTCATAGATGTGACCTTTAACTTCCCTCCACCATAGTCTGCGTTCGCTGAAGCAAGGAATTCATTGTCAACAGCAACGTTAGAAGTAGAACCTTCAAGAGTAAATGTGGGAGAGAATTCAACTGCTGTCTTCCCTACTCTATCTTCTCTGTTGATGAGGTCTGCAAGATTCTGTGCAGCAGTGATGTTATCGAAATCAGAGCGCCAATTAGTAGTACCAGTGCCAACAGTCAATGTCCCTACAGAGCCATTTCCGGGGGCGAGATAGATGCTATCCCCACTCAATTCGCTATAATCTGAAATTTGTATACGTGCTTCTGCAGCACCGATTTCACGATAGTCATCCCCTTGCCACAATTCAAGACGAAGAATCTGTTGTATGTTACGGAATAAAAGTGGGGTAGTCCCTACATAATCTGTGTAATATCGGCGTCTATAGGGCTTGTAGGTATCGAAATTGAGATATTCTGCTGTTACCAGATAAGGTCTCCATGCGGTCTTTGTGATATTATCTATCTTATCTTGCATACGTAGAATGATATTCTCTACTTTGTTCTTAGTTATCCCACGAGTTCTACCATTCGTAAATGATGCGGTATTCTGCACATATGTGTTGTCAGCGCTTTGATAATCTGATGTAGAGAAAGAGCCTGTGAAATAAAGCGCTACTCCATTAGCCCCACCTTCTGCGATGGATGTGATGGTTTTTTCTATCCCTAATGCCTGAGCATCACTGTAAATGAGAATGGTATCATCTACAGCGAAACCGACACTACGATAGTCCGAACCAGTAACATAGACTCTATCAGATTCTGAATCAGCACTAACTGCTACTGCTTCTTGTGGTCCTATATCAAGGAGGTCAGCAATTTTCTGCGCTGTAGTATAAACTATCTCAGATGGGTAAAGGGGTCTTACCTCTGCCTCTCCGGGACTGAATACCATTGGCACGCATACTCACAACCTGTTCTTATCGTCCCTATCTCCAAGGTTGAAGTTCATAGGTTTGTTGCAAGAAGAGCAATTCTCAACCCAACAGAAATGTAAAAGCCCACAGTTCTGACAACGAGTACCTGAGCCAATATTCAAGATATCACGAACACGAGCATTGCGTAACCTTTGCTTCTGTGTCATTCCTTCTAATGGGTTTTCTTTCTTGATGACATGGCCCTCCCCAACTGAAGAGGCAATTTTTGTCCCTTGTTTGGATAAACGTTCTATATCCTTGAGTTCTAATGTATCTACCATACATCATCCCGCAAAGTTGACTGTGACAACTATTTGGCCACGAGATGTTGCTAAATCCATACCAGTCACACTGGCAGAGGCCCCTGCTAACGTATCTATAACACGCCCATTCAACATTGGTGCGAATGTGTCAGAATAGAGTTTCAAATCTGCTGAAAGAGTAAGAGACGCTTTCTCTTGGAGTGTGAAGGTCTCAGGGTCAGTCCCTACATTCGTAGCAGTCACCCACCCAATGAAAGTGAAACCGGGTTTGCTCAAATCGACATCTTCATTACGAACATACAATCGTGTAGCGCTATTCATCTTAGCATTAGGTTTTAGGATAAGATTAGCGTTAGCAGTTGTAAAATCAGTATCCGCATCGGCTGCGTCATTAGTAACAATTGACTCGGTGCCAGAGTTATCGATAGTGACTGCGGTTTTCACAGACAAGCCTGTGTAATATGGACCATCAGCGTGGAACGTATAGACTTGGGTAGTTATTGCAGGAAGTGCCATGGGACATCAACCCCCATCAGCGCTTGCCGAGTATCCACCATTGTCCATCTTGGGTGTGAGCAGTGCTTGTTGCACCAAGATTTCCATTACTGAAAACCACATACTTGTTAGTTGTGTCAACAGCCACTGCGAGTGAACCATCATTAAGAGTCACTGCGCTTTGGTCAGGCCCCAACTTGTAGAGATTGTCGTCGTCGCTCATTGCAGTCAACGCCCCGGCACCGAGTGTGATTGCAGTAGCGCTGCCAATCGCAGTGATGACTCCAACCCTTGCCCCACCAGAGGTATAGATTGTTTCACCGACATTGAAGTGAAGTCGGGCGTCTACAGTATCTACAGTCACTGCCGTATCTGCTACTGCGAGGTCGCCACCCATATTGATTTTGATTCCAGAGTCATATACACTTGTGATGTGACCACCAGCAGCGAGCACTGAAGTGATGTGACCACCGTATGATACATCAATGCCACCATCGGTAAAAGTTCCTGTTAACATGTAAAGGTCACCCATTACGTGCGTTCGTGCGTCAACTGTATTTCCTGCTGCCATAATTTATCACTCCGTCTCGCCCTTCTCAGAAGACTCTTCTTTTTCAAGATGTTGCTTCACAAGGTAAAGGAGTTTGATTTTCGTATTGTATCCCTTTGGGATGTTCACATTAGTATCATTGAGCCAATTCTTGATGTCGTTACGATTCCATTCCGAATCAGGAATACCGTCGTTTCCTTCATCTACTATTTCTACAACTGAATCAGAGACAAAATAACCTTCAATTACCCAATGTGAGCCCGTGAAATGGACCGAATGCTCTTCCATCCACTCGGGAGAGAACTCTTGTGGCCTGTTCCTGATGAAATCATCATGGCGAGCCACTGAGTTCCTCTGCCGAGCGTTAGGCCCTACATAGGTTATTGTTGGCATTCAGCCACCTCAAGTAATAATCATCCAGAGTTCCATTGCAGTGAGGTCATCAGTCGTTCCATCAGCCGTTGCTTCCATGTCGAAGGTCAGCACCAAATCGCTGGTCTTGACAATAGCGACGTTCGCTGTTGCATCGGCCCTCTGTGCCACACAGGACAGAATCTTGGTGCACTGCCCACTTAGAGTCAGTGTTGCCCCTTCTGTCACATCTGCAGCCAGAGTGATAGTCACTAAACGTGGTTGTCTTTTATTCGTCCCATCACTTTGGCGAGCGGCAAAGGAGGTCAATGCTCCCGGATAAGCCGTCAACCAATCCGTGTCGTCTTGGTCTACTCCTGCCCACAATGGTAGGTCGATGTTCATAGTTGGTGTACCTGCACTTGCAGTGTAGGTTATTCCTCTGTGCGTTATTGCTGCCATATTTCTTCATCTCCATTTTGTTTTTTAGTTCCTCAACTCAAATCCCGTATCGAGCCCTGAGCACCAAAGAAGGTGGTCCAGAGTTCGCCCATTGTTCGGTAGAGCCCTTCTTGACCGAGGCGGTTAACACCGAATGGGTCACCAGTCTCGATACCAGACTCATAATACTGGGTGGGGATTGCTGTGCTGAAGTACATGTAATCAGTGTCGAAGTAGTAGATTCGACTGATACCAGACGATGCCGTAGTGACATCCTTGGATGGGATGATTGGGACACCATTGTAGGTGGCCACTACGAATCCAGCCTCGATACCGGGAACTCCCTTTACACCGTTGAAGGTAGGGACGATTCGACGCTCTTCCATGAACCTCTGTTGGCTCTGTAGAAGTTGTTGGACTCTCATCAGAGTGTCATACCCAGTCAAGATGACCTTTGGGTTTCCACCACGCTTCCAGATTTGCTGGAAGATGTTGTCCAGTAGGGTGAGGCTTACTGTCCTGTTGGTTCCCTTAGTGCTTGACACATCTACTTCTGCACTGTGGAAGTCAGAACCACCATCACGAGTGATTGAGTACATATCGTGGTCTGTGGTTGCGCTGACGTGGCTTGTACCAGTTGTCATGTTGTCTGGGTCAGACGTGACACGGTCAAGAGACTCGAAATCGTTTCCAGCAGCGGTGTCAAGGTCCTGCGTAAGCATTCGGTTGACGTGGTCTGCGTGGTGCTTGCCCATTTCTTCTTTCAGGACTGCACGAATGTCTCCAAGGCCGTCATCTTTCTGACCGAGGAAGATAGCCACTTCTGACATGTCGAAGGTGTGAGCCACTGTCTTTGGCTTGGCTGCAACATGTAGGAAGGTTGGCTTGGTCGTGTCTGGGAGGGTTGCGTTCTCAGCAACTCCGCCACCAACTGTAAAGGATGGCTTGTCAGTGATGATTCTCCAACCACTTCGGTCCCATGGCTTCTTTGGTAGGATGCTGAAGGCGTTGAATTCTTGGTTCAGTTGTGACCAGACTTTGCGGCCATAAATTGCTTGGTAGGTGCCAGCGCTCGTACTGAGCATTGGGGCGTCGGCTTTCAGCAACTCGCTACCGGAGTATGTGTACCCCATTGAGTTGCCTGCGCCGTAGTAGTATCTTTCCATATCTGTAACTGTGCGGATGTAATCTCTTGCCATTCTTCATTCCTCCTTTAGTTTCCCCTCACTGCTTTTCCAGCAAGCCTGTGGACATCGTCCCACGACATGTTGGCGAGTTCCGTTGTTTCGGGAACTTCTACACTGGGAATTGCTGCTTTGTTAATGGTGACTCCACCGGATGCAGTCAAGCGGTCAATTCGCTCTGCAAGTCCGGTAACCGCTTTCTCAATGTTAGCGATTGGTGCTCGTGCATCGAAGGCGGTTGCCTCTGCCTTTTGTACTTCAGCAGAGATTTCGTTGTCAAATCTGTTCTGGAATTGCTCACCGAGGTAAGCCTTGTATTGCTGCTCCAAAGAGGCTGCCTTGTAGACTTCGTAAGCGGATTCGACATCACTGGAGGAAACACTTGCTGGGTTGACGAATCCCTTTAGTGTAGAATCCTTACCTTTTCCGCCTGCACCGAATTCGGCCTTGCGAGATGATGGCTTTCCATCGGTCTGCTGACGGCCCTTTGCTTGGCCAGCGAAGCGCTCTGCTCCATCCCCAATTTGTTTTGGGTCTGAGCCGAGGTTAGCCTTGTTGACATCGAAATGGTCTCGGGCAGCGCCTACATTCACACCGGATGACTTGGCTACTCCCTCAAGATAGTTGAGGTATTCCTCAGAGACGACATCGGAGAGTTGACTCTTCTCAAAATCTGAGTAAGCCATTTTCTCCTCATCCTCTTCTTCATCTTCTTCCTCATCCCCTTCTTCATCTACTGGGGGCTTTTTCTTGTCTGCCATAAAATCAGGCATCTCGCCCTTTTCCATGGCCTCAAGGCGTCCATCAAGTCGAGCCAATACGTTCGACAGTTCGTTCATTGCATTAGGTTCGTCACTCATTTTTTCTACATCCTCTTTCAAAATTCGGAAGGTTGCCTCTGGGTTGATGCCTTTCTCACATATTGTGACTTCGTGGAGTTCGAGATTAGAAATCTCGTTGTATGTTCCACGCTCAGGGTCAGACTTCTGCATTCGCTTGAATGCCTGACCACCGATGCTAAAGCCCCGTAGGTTACCTTTCCGAATCTCATTGGCGACTTCTCTCGCCTTTTCTATATCATCTCGTAGTCGTACAACTACGAAAAGTCCTGAATCATCGACTTCTGATTTCCATACATTACCAGTTGTGTCGACATATGAGGGGATAACTTCCCCAACCTGAATGTTACTATGTGAGAGTTGTACATTTCTAAAGGGGGACTCCATGAAGGAGTTGAATGCTCCATTCAATGCGTTCTTCGTGATGAGGTCTCCCTGCTTGTCTACCAGTTCAACACTGGCATAACCTGCTAAAACGAGGTCTTGGCTACCTTTTAAGACCTGCAAATCTCCGGTGGGGAGGATTCGCTGAGGCGCTAAAGCGATTGCCATCGAACTTCATAACTTATTGCAATGGTACTTAAAGAGTTATGTTGGCGCTTTCTTCGTCATAATCAACAGAAACACCATCATCAGTCAAATAAAATCCATCTTTTTTCTTCTTTTCTTCAGGTAATTTACCAGTTTCTCTGGGAAAATCGAAATCTGGTAAAGTGGCTTCATGCTCAAGTTTAGTCGGTCCTCTGGGACTGGAAATGGGTGTAGCATAATCTATACCAAGGCCTCTTGGTCCGGGATAGCCCCCGCTACCAACAACACCAGCAACATTTGTTTTCAACAATAAGTCCATGATACGAGCAGCAGTTGTTGCGGCCTTTATCTGAAGATGGTCAGGGAGGTCTGGTGCCTTTCTTTCGGGCTTCTCTATAACTTCCTCTCCGTCTGCTACTTTCCGTTTATGTTTAGGAATCAAGGGCTTGCCATCTCCTGCTGAGGGGTATACCTCTTCTTTTTCCTGTAATTCTTCATCACGATATGTTTCAGATAATGTAATGATATATTCTTCTTTGAGTAAATCTTCCTCCTCCGTTGTGATAGATACGATATGCCCATCATCCAACCCATAGATTGCTTCTCCAATATCATTGAAAACAATATGCAAAGAGTCTTCGGATTTACGAACAGATGCTTTTGGTTTGGCCTTGATTCTTCTACTTAGATTCTGTAAGGTCTCTGTACTTGTGATACCAGAACCAATACCATGGGAGACGATTCTCCCCCCACGAACAATGAACTTAGGTCTCCCATCTGTCTTTTTCTCAATGACTCGTGTTACATTAACAGCAACAACATCTCCGGGTTCGTACTCGTCATTAGCCCTGAAGACTGAGCCTACATCCATGTAGGCTTGCCCCTCTCTCATAACAACCACATCTTCAACCCCATCTGTTTGAACAAGCGGCCCCACTCCCAATCTATACCCTGAGCCCTTCTTATCAAGAACAATGAAATTAAGATAATGAGAGGGGTCAAGAAGCACCCACTTGGGGTGTCTACGATTACCTCTTGGATATACTGTTAATGAATCTCTGAGAAGAATTGGTGTGTCAGTTCGTATACTCTCTACAAGTTCTGTTAATTCATCTTCATTTCCTTCACGGATATTATCTGGTGAAGGTGTCTCTATATTCTCAGTGCTGGTGAAAAGAGAACGTAGGAGTTTAAGTCGCTCATGTGAGCGCATATCCATTACATTGCTTCCCTGAAATCCAACAAGGTCGACAACATGGTATCTCTCTCCATTATAGATAGTGTCAACCATGAAAGATTTTTCACAAATCTTTTTGAAATCTTCTTTGATTTCATCTTCTAAATGATAAGCGTCTCCATCTTCATCGTAAGCATTCACTTTGTCATCCTCCCTGCTTACCATTAGATGTATACCATCTGGCCATCTCTGTACAACCCATTCACCACTGAATCCTTTGAGATGTTCCAAATCATCAAGTGTGAAAATCTGGTGCATAGGTAATACTGGAGGTACCCAAGAATCCTCTTTTCTCATATCAACAGGATATCCACCAGTGTTTCTTATATCGTGGAATGTGGATTGTAAAGGTGGGGTAGACATAACCTGTGCTCTCATGTTAGGGTCTTGAATATGGTCTTCGAACATTGATTGTGTGATATTATTCGGTGTTTGGACAAATGCGTTCTGTTGTAAAGTTTGCATCCCCATAATGCTTCCAGTCATTGGGTCGACAACACCACCAATGTTTCTTGGATAGACTGCTCCATTTTCTCGCTTGAAACCAGCAGAGTTAGCAATGGAAGAAGCGACATTAGAGGAATTTGGGTGAACTGGCTCGATAGAGTGCATACCCCATTCATACCTTTTCTCGTCTTCTAAATCGAAATCAGGTTGACCTTGATATGTTTGTTCGCCCCCTCTTTCTATATTGGGGTTACTCAATAACACAGTATGCATCGCTTGATGAGCACGTAGAAGTTTTTTATGCACGTGTTTGGTATACGCGTTTCTTCCCAATAGTTCGGTCACAGTTGGGTGTAGATTATTGCCCCTCAGTCCCTTATCTCTTGGTATCTCTGGTGGATGAAGGATTTTCATTCCTTCTGATTTCCATTCACGCTCTCTTTCTGGGGCACCCCAAGCAGTCATCCTGCCCAACCTGCCTTGATTGGAATGGATTGATTGGAACATAGTATCAGCATGCTCCATTTGTTCAATCATACTTGGGTTGTGACGACGATGTTTTTTGCCTTGCCCATGTGTATTATGTGCATTCAGCATGAGATTGCCGATAAGGTCCCCATCTGTAATTGGTAAGCCATATGTTTTAGCAAACATTTTAGCGTACTCTTCGTCATAGTCACCTTCTCCAATCTTACCTGTACTGAAACCATGAAGTAAATTAGGTAAAGAGCCAGCGAACATCGCATTCCTGACCTCTCCATGAGGTATTTTATCTCGTATATTCTGGAATATCTCTTTCATCATATCTATTTCATGAGTCCCTTTACCCTTACCTGCAACTGCTTCTAAACCCGCCCAATTAATCCCTAATGCGTTTGCCATCTCTTCATCATTCATATCTGATGTGACTCTTCCCCCCTTATCCTCTTCCTCTTCCTCTTGTGAACGATGGTATGCCCACTCATCGACAAGTTTCTTCAAATCCCCATAGAAGTCAACGTGCTCGCCTTCTTTATCTGTTTGTAAGTGGTCTCGCCTTGTTGTAGCGAGTCTTTCGAATTCTGGGTCGATGGTCTTGGCTTTACCATGAGTAGTATGTTGCTCACTACCATTAACGTGAAGGAAAGTATTTGCTAATTCCATGATATGGTGGAGATTCCCTCGTGTCAAGTCAGGTCGGTCAGGTATAACGACGGGGATACCTTGCTCCTCGTACTGTTGAATGATTCTTTTTGCTACATCGTGTATCGCATCAGAATCTGTTTCTATACGCTGATGTGTCTTATCGTGTATTTTAGGCCCAATATCTCTTCTCCCCATTTTGTATCTGGACTCTTCCACCTCTTCTTCAGGGTAATCTGGATTCAAGTATGCCTCAGCACTAACCATATCACGATGGCGGATTGCATCAAGATGTTCATCCATGGTCCGGTGGAATGGGCTTCGCAGACTTGAAGTATATTTCACCTCGTTATCATTAGGTGTAGCATAGAAAGGTAGGTGGTGTGGCCTATGATAACCAAGTTTAGTGGCTGTCATGAAATGATTAGAATTAGAAATAAGGGAGTGTTGAGAGTGCCCATATTCCGAGCCCGGAAAAGTTCTTGCTTGTGATGCTAATGTTTTCTTACCCATATCTAATTTTGTTTCAGTTTCCTTATCCGTTTCTCCTAACCTATTGAATGTTCTATCTGTATGGGCATTAGGATTAGAGCCCCACCAATTTAGTGTGTAATCCATGAGTTTTTCATTTTCTCCACTTCTTCTCTGTTCCCTTTTATCTTCGTGGAATTTAGGGCTCAGAGTTGCATAACGAGCGCTGAAATTGTTCTTTGTGAAAAATGGCTTATCCTTTTCCTGCCCTCTTTCGGGATGGTCTTTGCGCCTGACATCATAACGACTCAAATCCCAGAAGGGGTCTTTCAGTGTTACACCCCTTCGCACAGGGCCTTTCTCAAATGTGAGTCCCTTCCTCTGTAATATTCTATCTAAGTCGACATCTGCTATTTGTTTACCAGATGCCTTCATTGCGGCTTCTCTCTTTTCCCGCTCTCTTTTCGCTGCAGCGCTTTCTTCTTGAGCCGCAGGCCCACCCTGTATTGCTCGCTCCTGTATTCTCTTGAGAGATTCCAATTCATCTGATGTTAGTAATTTAACACCTGTAGGATTAACAGTAGGAAAATGGATATCGTTGTGTGACATCCTCCACAATAGTGGGTCATCTGGATGCCTTACAGGGTCAGTAGATAGCATGAAAGAGTGCGTACCATGCTCATCCTGTGCGTGTGCATAACGGTCATGCATCATTTCTTTTGCGTGTTTCAAATCAAGATTAGCGCCACCAGCCATCGCAAATGGGGTGTGCCAGAATGTAGCAGCAGTAGAAAGCACACCAGAATCATCAGATTCAGGCATGAAAT